CGAACATAATAGAAGACGGCTTTACTTTCAGACCGACATAACCCTTCTGATAAGGCATAGCGATAGATATACACTCTGCATCGTAATCAGAAGTGTTATTAATCTGATAGTCAATTTCGATTGTCTTACCACTCTGTGCTGCCTCCTTAGCGAATGGCTTGTAATCAATAGTAAGCCTTGAACCAGCGAGCAGTCGCAATGTGCGTGCTCCTTCATCATCTATTACCCAACCATCACGAGAGAAAGCCACGTTCTGCCACTCTGCACCGATATGCTCGGTATTGATGAGATTGCGGAGGACATTGCGGTCGGTATCGGTGTTGTTTCTGTTTTTCGCATTGAAGTAGAACACTGCACCTGCTGTTGCAGAGTAACCTTGTGAGTTATCCACAGGGAAAGGAATTGCATCACGTAAACGCACCTCGTCTGTTGGGTGAGTTCTGAATCCGATTAACGCTGTAAAGTCAGAGTTATCAATCGTCTCTACCTCGAGCGAAAGCGTATATTGCATCTTGGTTTGTGTCAGCGTGTTCTCAGACACATTCTCTTGCAGCACCTCATTATCTTTCTTCATCAAGATTGACAGTGGTGTCGTAACAGCCTTGCCGTCATATACAGCGTACTCCAGCACCTTGTTCTCATACCAGTTCAGTAGCTTCTCTGCCTTGTTGTTTACAACTACCATCTTCACAGCTTCGTTATTAGCGACAGCCATAAAGTCGTAACCTACTGGAGTAGTCTGAACGGTATTGTCTTCATTTGACAACCAAGCAGACAGGTGGAAGAGCCCCGTCTTATTCGTAAATGGCACGGTATATGCCACTGGCGACGAGGTATAAGTTGCGGTACCGAACTGACGCTCATACGTCTGCTCATATCCCTCACCCGTTATCTTCACGTGCAGCGTCTTAGATATGTTACCACTGATGTAACACGGCAAGACAATATCGCCTTGATATGCCTTCCACCAGTTGAATTCTGAGATAGAAAGGAAGAGGGCAGACAACGTGATTGAATACACTAACGCAGGAGAGGTTTGTCCTGTAACCTCACCAGTAATCTTCACCATGATATTGTTTTGTCCGCTCTCAAGGAACTTGAATACATCAACAGTCGTCACGGTATTAGACTGACATCTTCCACGAGCCTTAGACACGAATGTACCATCACCTGCCTTAGCGAAGATTTCGTAAGTTCCCCACTCACCAGAGTCTATATAATCCGCCTGTCCGACATCCTTAGTGCGAGAGACGAACATGAACTTAACCGTACACTCTCCTGCTGACTTAGAGGCTGAGAGGGTAGTAGAAGGCAACTGATTGACAGCACGTAAGTAATAGAGAATAGTCTGCTGCTGTCCACCACCTTGCCCAATATTAAGTTCAGATAACTTCATTGGGACCCACTGGTCACCATTCCATACGAGTACACATGTCTCGGATGTGAGTTCGTCAACTTCTGTGTTTACGTTTGAAATCTGTCCGAGGGTAGGGCGGTTCTTCGCAATCGTATTCTTCACACGTTCCTCCTCAGAGTTCTGTGCGTCGATTAACTCATTGACCTTCTCGGGTAACTTGTTAAACTCATCTGCGGTCAGTCGTCCGCCTGTGTTTTTATGTTCTAAGTAAAGTTTTTCTATCGCCATAATTATGATAGCTTAAAAGGAAAGGTGTACGTAAATCCATTGTTACCCTCTACCTCAACTCCATGCGCAAGAGATAGAGCATGACAGATGATGTCTTGAAGAAGTTTAGGGTGAGAGGAAGAATAACTCTCACCCGTATTGTCTTCGATGCCACGGATAGAAGCTTGTACGAAGCGATTATCCTTTGTGCGACTTTCTGTGATATATACCTTGATGTGCTTCATTAAATCCGCCTATACTTTTTCAGAAGCCAAATAATGATATAAGCAATAGAAGCTAACATAGTTGCAGAGAGTGCGCCTATTGCCCATCCGCCTACATCCATCTTTATCTTCTGCCACCTACTTAACTCTCGTTCAATGACCTTAGGAACCTCGATGTGTTCCTTCTTGGTAGCACGCAAACTGTCATTGCTCGCCTTATACCTGTCAATCAATCTTTGAAGCGTCAGATTGTCCTCAGTGGCATGCCAGCGGTCACGATAACGAACTATCAATTTCTCCTTGATGTTACCTTGCTCGTCCTTGATGATAACAACGCTGTCATGAATAGCGACACTATCACGGATGTTTATCACCTGTCGAGTGATTAAGCTATCCTTGATATGTACGCTATCCTTCCTTGACATGTAGATAGTATCTGTGCGAATAGACTGCACAGGAACATACACTCTATGTGAACAGCTTGTGAGGCAGAGAGCCGTAAGTGCAAGTAATCCAATAAGGATTAACATTGAATACACGTAGTATTTAATTTCTTTGTCGTCCATAACTACACCTTTAATGTGAAACACAGTCTGCGTTGCTTCCCGTCTGCACGCTTATAGCCTACATGCACCCAACGTGATGTGTTAGATTTCTCGATAATGATCTGATCGAATGCGTACCCCTTCTTGGAGAACTCGTTAGCCATGAAGCGTTCAAACTCAGTCTGCTTACCATTGACAGGTTGCAAGTCTGCTGCATAGCCCTCGACGTGTGCGGAGGTCTTCACACCGCCTACAGCCTTATTCAATTCTGGTGAGCGGTAGCCACTTGTTACACGGATAGCAGGGTTCTCGAGTTTGTGAGCCTCGCAATACTTACCCCATTCTACACGAATACTCTCTAAAAGAGTAATCGTTTCTGTAAGGTGAACCTTCACAATAGAAGGAGGGTTATTGTTTATCTTGAGTTGTTCAGCAGTGCTGGATTGTACCAGCTCTGCTATTGAAAAATTTGCCATACTATTCTTCTATTTTTTGATTTACATTTTTCTCTTCACCAATGTAGTCAGCGACATACTGAATAACTTTCTTTGCATCTCTATCTGAAGCTGCACTAACGACTGATTGAATGATGCGCTGCATATCAGCAGCAGTACTCTTTCTCTCTCTTGCATGTTCAATGAGACTCTTTGTTTCTATGATGAGTAAGGAAGCAGAGAACAGTAATGTACAGATAGGGAAAGTCTTAACACCTAACAGAGAACAAGACGTGAAAATCACGACATCGATAATCAAGGCGATAAGGAGAAATCGCCAATACTCACCAATCTTACCAAGCGTCTTACGCATAAGGTGCGAAGTCAAAGGCTTCTTCAATTTGTTTTGCGTATAAACCCTGTCCCATAGGTCGATGAAGGCTGCGCTAACGACTAAAGCCCACATCACGACACATGTTATAAGATGTGTAGCTACAGAGTGAATAAACTCTGGTGTAAACTGTAATTCAACTATATCCATACGAACACCTCCTTTACAATAGGAAAAGAAAAACACCCACGATCGCACCAAGCATACCTGCACAGACATCGAGCCAATCGAACTGCTCCTTTCTGTAGTAGTAATCGACACTCTCTTTTCCAGTCATGATGAAGAATGCTGGTACCAATGCGAAGATTAAGCACACATCAATAGCATGTAAGGCCTTGCACACAATCATCGAAACGACAAGACCAGCAAACATGTGCAGATACTTATCGCTACCGATAGCAGCGAGCCTTCCGAAAATCCTGTAAACACAATCTAAAAAACTTTTCATATCACTATTTTATTTAATTAAACATCCATATTAGGTGCTGGTATAACAGCTGGTGGCTCGTCGCCATTCGAAGGGTTGATTAGATTTCCACCACTATCAGAAGAGAAGTTATTTCCGCCTAATTCTGAAACATACGACTTCGTAACAACCGTGTCGTAATAAACTGACCGCACAGAGTAAGACATCTTTTGAGCTACAACCGCACCTCCACTTGTAGAGCCTATCTCGAACAGTCCACCATAAATCATTTCTCCAGTCTCTCCAATCTTAAGTGTGATCGGAGTTGTCGCTGCAACTATAGCCTTATCGTCGCCTGTGTACTGCTTTCCTAACTGTAAGGTTATATATTCATGCGACTTATCATCAAGCGTAGCAGTCAACTTAATATCACCACCGCCATAGGTGTTCTGTTGAAAACCTCTATTGGTAATTTTCACGATAATATTAACACCGAGATAAGCCTTACCATCACGCTTGCTAACGAAGTATCTGCTTGCATTAATCAAATCCATATCTACTCCATACTTATTCACTATACCACGATGATTAAGCATTATCTGTGGCTGTCCGAGTTCATTCGCAAGAATGATGTTCGGATACCCGTCAACTTCACCGAAGTAAATTGAACCATGTTCACATCGCATACGTACACGAGTTGCATCTATAGTTCCATCTAAAGCTACGAGCGCAACCTTACCCTCTGGAGTTTGAACCTTGAACTTCTTTGCATTGACGGTGAAAGAGCTATCCTCACCATCCATGTGCATACCTACAGCTTCAAGACCAGTACGCAAGTCATTCACAAAGGCGGAGATTGATTTACCACCAACATTAAACTCAGCTTCGAACTGTTTAGTAGTATAACGTTGTGCAGACTGCCAATCTTCGATGCTAAACTCTTCACCCTTTTTCTTTGGCTGAATACAAACAAGCAAGTCGTTGCGGAACTTAGGGTCGAAGGTAGCGTTACTCCATTGGTCGCCTTCATCGTATGGAGGAACTGGTATTGCTTGCACGAATACTCTACGTTTTCCATCTGCTGTGTCCTGCGCACGCTGTGCAGCTTCAAGAGACTTAAGCACGTCAGCGTCGGTTATCTCTTTCCAAGCAAAAGACCCATCTTGGTTTTTCTCGAATGAGTATGAGCGACCGCCACCTGTCTCGACATAAGAACGATTGTAGTAGACATCATGCTCGTGCATTCCTTTCGTTTCGTCGTCCGTCCACTCATTAGCCGGCTCATTCGTCAATGAAGGAACAGCATCACCGAAGTAAAAGGTAATCTGTCTATCCGACTGTTGTAGAACTGAACTAATACGTCCTTGCATAGACTCTAAGAAGTCTTGCAGACGTATATACTTACCACGATTAGCAGGGTTCTCAACCCTTATCTCGAATTTCTGCTTATCAAAAAGGAAGATAGGGTCAGGAAGGGTAAAGCTATTAATACCTTTTATAATCTTAAAGTACGGTGAACCCTCTCCTGCTGCTGATTGTATGATAGCACTCTGTCTGGCTTCAACAGTGAGGTTACCCAACTGCACAACCTCGTCACCTACCTGTGGAACATCGCTGCCACTTGCATAGTCATCCGCATTCGTGTTATCAGCGATATCGACATAATCAGTACCAACAGCGATAACACGCCTATGCCAGTAGTGATTAGACAGCTGTCCTCCAGCATCTATCAAGTTGAATGTCTCGCACAGAGCAAGGTCATCTACTCGCATAGAGTTATAGATTCTACGTCCGTCAGCATCTTCCTGACGGAAATAACATCTCCAGGCACCTACGATTCTCTCGATCTTAGAAACCACGAAACTACCAGCAGAGTTCACAATCTTACCCTTGATGTGTGAGGTCTTCATTATCTCAACCTCCTCTGCGGTGAGTTTACGATGTACGTGCAGATATTCTGCATCTATATGCCAGGCACCTTGTTCATCCTGATAGATAGATACGCCTGACTCGCCACGCACCGACTTACCAAACACGATACCCTTCATGAAGGTAGTCAGTGCATTAACGATTGTATCTTGATCTGTTCGAACGATTTTTTCCCAATCGACACTCTTAGGGTCGAGTGTGCGAGCAGCCTTTGCTTCGTCAGCTAAGCCAGCGAGTATCTTCTGTGCATCCAAGGTGAGGTAACCACCAATACGATCGAGCGCATTCAATACCGACATGTTGTCGTGGCGGTGTCCGAACGAACCATCACCCTTGTAAGCAGCAGTAACCTCACGAGAGAACCACTCAAGGATAGCTTCAGCTGTAGTGATGTTCCACTTATCAGAGTAAGGACTCTGAACAGGAAATAAAGCCCCACTGCTCAGCGGTAATCGCTCAAGCTCAACTAAGCGTGGGGCGATGGTAAAAGACCCTACATCTGGTATCTTGATATCCAACATTGCAGGTGCAGCGTCCTCTGACCTGGTAATATTCAGGTAGGGACGTGCATCTGCGTACTTATAGGTAAATGTATAAGATGAAGGGAGGTCTTTCGTCTGCCAACTGACGTCGCTCTCTGTCACTACAATGCGACGTACATAGTTGCCTGTGTAGAGGAACTTTCCCAAGGAAGGGAAGAAGTCAAGCAACCATTTGCGTTCCTCCTTAGAGAGGAAGCCAGTGTTCTTCTTGTATTCTCTAACCGTGTCAACACGATACTCTTCTGAATCGTTCTCAATCTCTGCTACATTGTGCGTATGTTTCGCTGTATTCTCTGCATCACCATACGCACGGAAGGTATCGATACCACCGAGTGAGTTTTCGAAGAGTACCCACTGTTCTTCTTCGCTACGGATGTCAGAAGCGTAGTATCGCTGAATGTAGGTGAGTCGAGTTCCAGCAGCGTCTTCTATCCATACATCATAGTAGCTTGGCATCTTGCCTAACTTACCAGCAATGACTCCATATTGCATCGGCATCGTCCACACTTTCCCATGAGAGAGGTTGCCCAGTACGAGGTCAGACTGAACATAACTACCGTTCTCTTCTATATATGCACGACACTTAGCCACGCACTCCTCGACAGCGTAGTAACTAAGAAACTCTGGCGTGTAATAAGTGACAGGCTTCACAGTAGGTTGCCAAGTCAAGAAGTTACGTTTTAACCAACTTGAAGCGGTGTCGGCAAAGTTATCGATACCTGCACGGAGTACCGTGAATTGCCATGACTCTTGTGCAGCTGTCTTATCTTCGATGAGATTAACTAAGAACTCACGAGCAATGTTCGGTTGACGATAGATTGTAGTCGACTCCTGGAGTTGAAATGACAGCAGCGGAGTGATAATGTTCTCCAAGTCTATCTCTATGCGCTTAGCCTTGTTCGGTGTATAAGTGTGCTGCACAATGATTTCATTCGAGTCTGCATACTTCAGAATGAATGTAACCTCTTGCGTGCTTGATATGATAAAGTGATTCATCGAGCCCGTCAGGCTGAGAGAATCAGGTTTAAGAATAATATCCATGTGCGAATTGTTTAACACAAAAGTACCCTATATATTTGAGATGATAAAGGACAGGTTTTAACCGACATAATTAAAGAGGTACGCACTCCAACCACACCTCTGTTCGAGTGTATTCGTACTCTCCGTGTCGGAACCAGCCACCTTTTCGTGTTATTCGCTCAGTATATGAACGCTGCTTACCATATTGCACACCAACATACTCAGCTGAAGGTAGAGGAGGGTAGACTGTCACGAAGGTCTTGTTTCGTTCTCGATCAGCAGCCTTGTATTCTTCCCAGCTGACTGATGTCCGCTTCTCTTTTCCAACCCACTTATACTTCACATCCATAGCCTTGAGTTGCTCATTGATCGTAGGAGCGGTGATGGTTGGTTCCATAAGCGATACGGTGTACAGCTCTGATTCTACTGGCTCATTCTTACCACCAAGTGTGAACTTGAGTTTATTGAAAAAGAAAGGCACACCACGGATAACGACCTTAGCATAAGAAGATAGGTTCTGCTTTTGTGACTGAGAGAGCAGCAGCTTCACCTTCATATCGTGAAGTGAATTGCGCAGTAGCAGGTCGTATTCACGGTAGAACTTTTCAAAGATGCCTTGTGGACCATTGTAATGCAAAGCGTAATCGAAGATGCGAGGATGTGAAGGTGCATTCACATCGTAAGCAGAGATAGTTCCTGCTGGACGACCGTCTGAAAGATAACTGAAGGCGAGTATCGTCTTTTGTTTATTGGCAGACTCCGAAGTGTTCTCCTTTGGTTCTGTCGCAACAACCATCTTCGAATTGAGCGACATGTACGAACCTACGTAGAGGAACTTTCCCATATCATAGGTGAAGTCTTCCTCCTTGATTGTAGCCTTATAACTAAGCATTCGTAACTCTGGTATGAGTTCAGGAACCTTTATCTCTTTTGCTTCAAGAGTTTCTCCCGTGTTGTAGTCTTGTGAGGCTTCGCCTATCTTCACCGTCACTTGGAAGTCACCAGACCATCCTGTCTTATAAATAGCCCCATCGATAGGGTCGAAGTAAGCGTTCGGGTTCGCCTTTACTAAGCTATCTATATCGTCGTAGGAGTCTGAGATTTCTGAATCGACCTTCTCCTCCGCTGAGAGTGTTACACGCTTATAGTCGTTCTCTGACTTATAAGAGAGTGTAGGTTCTTGGGTTACGCAATGGGTAAGGTCGGTATTCGGAGTTTCATTCAGCGCATCACGCAAGAAGATGATATCTGCAATGCGCTTACCTTCATCAGAGGTGAACTCACAGCAGAACTTCTTACGAAAGACAGAGATAAAATCTGCACAAGTAATATCAGGTACAAGGTCAGCGACCTTTATCTTTCCATTCACTAAGACGTCCATAACGTTGTTTACGACTACCATCTTATTGAATGGTTCTGTGCGAGTAAAGAAGTTCTCTTGCAGATCATACCCAAAGTAAGCGAATACACGCTTAAGAAGATAGTTAGCACGAATGAATGGCGACATATAATATCCAGGTGCGAGCGTAATAGGTACGTCGTTGACATACTCTGTGCGCTGTACTGCATTATAGAAGTCACAATCCTCACCGCTCATATCGGGGTGAAACGATTTAACTGAAGGTACCTCTGGAAGGAAGTCGTAGATTTTGTCGTATCTCAACACCTTTTCCTTACCAAACCCATTTAACACCTTATAATTAAGACCTTCCTTTTGTCCAGAATCATCCGTGAAAAGCACTGGAAAGATGCCGTAATGCTCATTAGAGTTATTGCGAAGATTACGACAAAAATTAATTCCTTCTTCTACAGTGTTCACTCCTGGTATGAATTCGCCTTTGAAAATATCCTTCAGCTTTACCTTCTGAATTCTTGAATAAAAAGAGCCATCATTAATGTAGAAGGATGTCGATATGCCACCCTTGTACTGAGCAGACAGCACCACCTGCCTACATTGAGCGAAGTACTCACCATCTTGTATCGCGACATCTGTAGCAGTCATCTTCACTCGTCTACCGAACGAGTCAGGGAAACCGAGTATCCTGCGATTACGTTCTGACGAGGGCAGTTCGAGCGGTGTCGTCTGTTCTCCGTAATCATTGAAGAATGGATTGGTTCGTTCAACCTGGATCTGTGTGTCGGGCTTGAGGTTGTAGTCTTCGCCCTTTTCTATGTTAGTTATCTTCATTACTATGTAAGGTGTTAAGTCTATTTACTTCCGAATCTTCGTGCCTTGTCTTGTAGCTGCTGCTTCTGTTCAATCTCATTAAGAGAAACAGATGCTGGAATGCCGTCGACAGACAATCGGTCAAGCACATCAGTAAGTCGCTCGATGAGTGTATCCTTGTAGGAGTCTTTAACCACACCACGCACGTCATTAACTGTTGGTGTGACATATCCACCAGAGGCACGACCTTGTGCCTGCTGAACAAGAAACTTATTCATATCGAGCGTGCGAATCGTTCCAGCACGCTGTGCACGGTCGATGATATCAATGAATGGTGCAACGGTAGGATTCTCAACAGCTGCATTCGAAGCCACCCACTCTTTGCTGTGACCATACCCACCTTCTCCTACGAGAACGGTTGGTTTGTCGATAAATCCACGTCTGTCAGGGTCGTAATCAGCACGGAACATCTTGCCATCCTGCCTACGCTCGACATCGATACTACCGCCAGACTCAAGTCCAGTAGCAACACGTGCGCCTGAGGCAGAGGCAGAACCACCTGCACCACTGAGCGACATACGTTTAACACGCTGACGTTCAGCGTTGGCAGTAGCAAGTTGCGCCGCACCAGTGATACCCATCAAGGCAGCAGCGATAGGACCAGCGATAGGACCAAGTTCGCTAAGAGCCTTCATTATAGAAACAGCTGTGTCAGCTATAATCTGAGAGGCTTTGATAGCGAAATTAACGTCAGCATACTTCTTCTGTATCTTTAGTTTTTCATCCGCTTTCTTCTTTTCAAGTTCCGTGGTATCTTTGCCTGCTTTCTTTGCTGCTTCAATCTCCGCATCATACTTCGCATCAACGTTCGCTTCCTCTGCTTGCTGTAGTGCCTGAACAGCTCCACTGGAGAGGTTAGAGTAAAAATCGAATGTCTCCTTCATCTTGGCAATCTTCATTCTCTTCACTGCCTCTTCATATTCTTCTTCAGATATCTCTTTATTCTGAAGGTGCATCTTCAACTGATCCAACTCTGCATTATAGAGTTCCTGTTGTGAAGCAAGACCATACTGCTGACGTATCTGAAGGCGGTGTTCTTCTGCCTGCTGATCAAGAAGAGTAAGAGCCTGCTGACGTTCTTGCTCATTGAGTACACTATCATTTTCTATCTTCTTGCGACGTGCGGCATACTGGTCACTGAATGTGTCAAGCCCATACTCCTGTCGTGCTTGTGCCTTTTGCTCTTCTGCTTTCTTCGCATAGTCTACGATGATAGCAGCCTTAGCAGCTTCGTAAGCCTTTACAACCTCCTTCTCACGTTCGCCATTCTCTTTTGCTCTTTGCAAGGAAGCCTGATAATATCCATCCAAGAGGAGCAGCTTTGCATCACATTCTTCTTTAAGTGTCTGTGGCTTAGCTGGTGCGGACTCCTGAATCTTCTCAAGAGATTCGTAGTATTCTTTTTCAGCCTCGATATAAGCGGTGTTCGCTGCCTGCTGTTGGTCAGCGACAGCCTTAGCTTGACCTTCTTGCAATGCTTTCTTTTTTGCAGCATCTTTGAACACTAAGTTTTCAGAGCGTTGCAAATATGCCTTCTCTATGTCGAGAAGTTTGTTCTGATGCTGAATATTAAGAGCTGCCACGTATGCGCTGTATTGCTCTTGCGTAAGACTCTTTTTCGCAAGAGCTTCTTTCAGGGCATTCAAACTCTTATCATAACTTCGCTTTTCTGCATCGAGGTCTTGAGCGCGATCATGAGTGAAATCTTTTGTTGCCACATCGTCGGGATTAGGACCTTTGTGAGTTTTTGTTTTAGTCTTTGTCTTCCCTGAGGACTTACCATATTCTAAACTACTCTTGCGCTTTTCCAACGCTGCGATTTGAGCATCAATTGCTTTTAGCCCTTTCGTATCACCAACCTTAATAGTTAGGCGTTTTGCTTTCAAAGCCTCTATTTTTGCAGAAATAATATCTAATTCTGCACCAACAGAGCCAACAGGAGAACCGCCCTGAGGTTTTCCACCTGATTTAAATTTCTGATTGATACCACCATTCTGCTCAATAACTTTCTGTAAGCGGTCGTTTTGTGCAGTGTACTGTTGCACTTGGTCTTGAGCCACCTTCTTTCTCGCCCCGAACATATCGCCCCATTCTTGGTCTTTCATAATAGGGATAGCTTTATCTTTACTTATCTCTCGGAGAACCTTTCCGTTTTTGTCGACAACTACATAATATTCATTAGTCATAGCAGAGCCAGGGGTAGCACCTTCGAATACTTGCGTTTTCTTCTGCACACGTTCTCCTGCTACCATATTAATACCCCTACGTTGTGCGGCATTACTAACGTTACGCCCCTTTTGGCTTGAGTCTGAAACGGTATCTTGGGCATCAAGAATCTTTTTCTCATTATCTTTCATCTTCTCATAGGCAGCTTCTGCACGAGCAGCACGACGGAGATTTTGAATATAGATATCTATGGCTTTAGTATTTTCATTAAAAAGCCTACCTTCTTTTGAAATTGTAGCATGATAACCAGGAACAATAGCCTGCATATCTTGAATGGCTTTTTTCCGCTGATTATATGACTTAGAGGTATCATGTATTGTTTTTTGCAGTAACTTTATCTTTGTAATTTCTTCTGCTGTAGAATCATTGACAGATTTCTGAATCTCTTTATTCTGTTTCTTTATTGCAGCTGCGGTGCGTGCATGCTCCAAATTGAAATTCACCATAGCTACTTTCACCTTATCCACGCTACGCATGTAGGAGTAGAGAGCAACTCCTGCTGCAACTATTGCAGTAACAAGAAGAAGAATAACATTTGCTTTACAACTTAGATTGAAAAGTCGCATCTGAGCCGTAGCACGAATAGTATTACCTCGCATGACATTAATAGCAGCTGCAACAAGTAAATAAACACCTTTAAGTGTTGTTACGGCAGAGGTCCATCCTGCTATAGCAACCTTTGCAACTGCTGTTTGTGCTATCCAAGTTCTGAAGGCAGTATTAAGAACTGTCATACTGATAGTGAGGCTCGTAATAGCTAAGCCAAGTGCAGCTGAAGCTTTACGATGATTCATAAGCCAGACAATGCACTCCATGATACTAATCTTCATAGAGCCAAACGTATCTACGGCTTTCTCCTTAAGAGGGAGTAAGGCTTCTCCTAATTGTAACTGTTTGTTTTCGAGTTCAGTAGTTTTTTGAGCAGCGCGATCAGCAGCAGAGATGTAAGTTTCTCCTGCTGACGCAACATTTTTCTCGACGATAGAAGCTACCGCCTTCATAAAGTCTCCAGTTTCTTTTGTCTTTTCTGAGATTTCAGCAGCAGACAGTCCGAGATTGTCAAGAATCTGTGGAGACTGACGCCCAAGACCCGTTACGATAGAATCCACCATATAGTCAAGCGATTGTCCTGTCTGTTGTGCTTTAAGCTGAGCGAAGGTTAGGTATTTACCAAGATCTTCGAGAGGGATACGGAAATCCTTAGCTTTGACAGCTGCTTTCATTAACTCTATATCACTGACAGTTCCTTTGGTAGCTTTTCGAAGGTTATCAAGAAGCCCAGGTTGATTAAGATTGCGGAAAGCGTGGATAACACCATCAGCAGACTCTGCCATACTGATGCCTTCAGCAGCAAACTCTTTTACCTTTTGGAGGGCTTTTCCTACCAGTTCTGCAAAACGGACAAATAGTTCACCATGGAGGAAAGACATGGCTTGTGGGTTGGCGTATTTTTCAACAAGGCTTTTTGAAGCATCGGAAAGTTCACCCATACGATCCCTAACATCAGAGAGTCGGCTGGAGAGTTTTTTCCAATCTTCTGGATTAATAGTTTTAGACGTATTGTCAAGCTGTCGTTGAAGACTACGTGCTTGTTGACGTAGTTGTGCCATAGTGAGAGCATTAAGGTCAAGTGCTTTCGTCTCAGCAGCGATTTGCTGTTTGAGGTTTCGAATCTGCGTGGCATTTCTGCCATACTCTTCACGTCGTTGTTTCCACGAATCAGTATTCTTCTTGCCTGCAAGTTCGAGAGATTCCATTTGACGTTGGAGTGACTTATTGCGCTCTCCAAGGTTATCAATTTCCTTAGAGAACTTACGAATATTCTGCTGCGCCTTGTCTGCCTTAGCATTTACAACGAGTGTAACTTCGTCTTCAGATAAATGTTTTGCCATAAATAAAATTGTCTGTTATTACCTTTTATAAACAAAGGTAATAACAGACAATAAAGTAGGAAAGGACAAAACTGTTTGTCTATCTGCTGAAAGTAAAGAGAAAAACGGGGATTCCTACGAGGGGTGTAAAGAGCATGCAGCAACCAATGTAAATAAGGCAAGCTCTCCAGCACCAATCGTCAGCCTTTATAAAGAAGGGCATTGTTATGAGTGTTATGATTATTTCGAGAAATATCCACATAGTTTTTGTTTTTAGCTCCTGCGACAAAGATAAGCAATATCCTTGAAACGCACAAGTGATAGTCTGATTATTTACTTTCTATTGCATGGGACAATTGATTATGTAGAGAGTTGCGAACCTCGTCGGTAAGCCCATAGCGTAGTTCTGGGAATACGTGCTTATAAAGGATAGGCCAGACAAGTTTATTATAAAGATTAGACTGTCCTTGTGCTCTTTTCCCTTTAGGTTTTCGATATTGAATATCAAGAAAACGAAGGTGTAAAGGTATAAACAAACGTAATTCATACGAACCATCAGAGATTTGCTTTGAAGAAGCTCCGCTTTGAGCAAAGCGTTGAAGTTCGCCTGAACGTACCTGAAAGACTGAAACGGCTGGTCTCCATGCTGCATAGAGACGATTGACTGCATCTGTCATTGTGTTATGAACGAATTTCTTTCGTATAAGGCTTTCTGTAATCATAAAGCAAAGATAGTTGATTTATAAAAGAGATTAAAGGACGAGGAACAGCACGCTTCACAACGTACTGTCCTCTACGAATTTAATAGAACAAACATTATATTTCACGGAACATCCACTTGAATTCCAACCCTTGCGCACCAGGACGATTGCAGAACTTATATCCTGCATCGAGAAGAGCTTTGGTTATTTGCTCTGCACACACCTTAGCAGAAGGGTCTAAATTGCGAATAGCATCTATTACCTCGGGGGTAGAGAAGAAGTGCGTAGTTTCAGCTGGTGTCGAAGCTGGACGATAGGTTGAAGACAAAGCTGCCACGTAGATACTGATGTCTGTTATAGGCTGCTCGTCGTTTTCTTTCTTCGTTGTCATTGTCTTAAGGTTTTATTGTTTTTGATTATCGGTATCTCCGTGCGGGTCAACCGAGGTGAGAAATGAGTTGAGATCCCTACGCAGTGAGCGTAGAGTGTCGAGGAATGTGAGAACGGTGTCAGACTTTATATTGCCAGCATCCCTCCATTGATCAATAAGAAAACCCTCGATGGCTTCTAAGCGTTCTGTGCGCTCAGAGATATAACCAGGGTCGAGCATTGCTCGAAGGGTCTCAGTTGTTTGTTCGTCGAGATTAACGATAGACGCTTTCATTTTGTATTTCATTTTAAATCAATTATTTTCTTTACTTCTGAAATAGTTTTATAAGAGCTCTTAAGATTATTCACACGCTCTTCCCATCTATCCATAGCTGTTTGTTGACGAGAAGAAGCTTCGCCTGCCTCATGAATACCTCTATAATAGTCGAGATAAGATGTCGCCTTCGTGAGTTGACGCTTAACATTATCTCTTAATGACTTTATCAAGCCTGGTGTTGAACAGAAGTCATCTAACGGTATGAATAAGCCTTTTTCAGCATGGTAATCATAAACAGCTGGGTCGGTTATGATCTTCATTTCGCACCCCCTTTCTGAACACTACTTTTAATATGATCAGGCAAAGAATAATATTCGTCGCCATCGTCTGGTACTGGCTGAATAGACTCTTGAGAAGAATCGAAGCCAAATATCCCAACGACATCAGAGAAAGCGATGCGCAACATACACTTCTGTTGAGAGTTGTTCTTGTAGACTGAAATAGTCCCAAGGGATCCTTCGCTAACATGGAACGAGAATCTTTCTTCTGCCTTTGGAATAGCGTTATATTTTTCTTTCAATTCATCAACAACCTTGTCGAATGCTTTTAAGTCCGCTACAAGAACGCTTTGATAACTCTTCATACAATCAGCAAGTGGTGCAAGGACTTTGGGAATTGAAAAGTCACGAAAATAATAATCAAAGAATATCATTTCTCACCCCCTTTCTCTGCCACTTCATTAAGGTTCTTACTGAGTTCCTCGCTGAAACCTTCCAAAGAAAGCACTTCTTTATATTGAAGACGTATAACGGCTTCTGAGAACTCGTGAACAGTAATGATATGGATATACCCTTTATCAGTTTCGATTTTATACCTTCCCTTTGCCTTTGGAATAGCATCCAGTTCTGATTTAAGTTCTGCAATAAACTTCTTTAGTGTATGTTCGTCAGCCATAAGGACTTGGTAACGTCGCTCCATACACATAACAACAGGCTCAAGGTACTTCGGGGTAGAAGATGCCTTGAAATAATAATCAAAGAATATCATGCCTTGCCTCCTTTCTTAATTATACTTTTTAAATGATCTGGGAGAGTGAAGATTGCTTCACCTTTATCGGGGACAGGAAAAATCTCAAGGTTCTGCTGTTCGCACTGGGTAGAACTCTCAAAAGTCTGGAACCCCCATAGTCCACGTATATCTGAGAAGCAGATGCGTATCACCGAGAACGGAATTTCGTTATCGTCAATAGCGATAGAACTATCAGAAAGATTGAGCGTATATTTTTTATTCGCATTGGGAATCGAGTTAAACTTCTTATACACCTCATCGATAAATGCTGCAAACGTATCAAGGTCTGCTACAAGAACCTTGTTATATTTCTTTATAAATTCGGAAAGCGGTTCAAGGTCTTTCGGGACAGAATGAGCCTTGAAATAATTATAAACGAAGATCATGCCTTGCCTCCTTTCTTCTGTTTATCAGTCTGCGAAAAAACAAGATTGTAAATAGCATAGCTGGCAGTTTCATCTTCAAATTTTACTCTTACAGTCGCATCGCCACTCATATAAGAAACATATACAGAACTCTCAAAAGCCTCCAATCGCCCTTTTCTGCTAAGGCTCGGAATTATTTTTCCTGTAACATCTCTTTGAACCAATGTTACCTCTTGCCCTTCTTTCATGTTCGAAACGATATCCTTTGCCATTTGGCTAAAGTAAAAGGTAGCTCCTTTTCCTCTATGCTCATATCTAAGCAAATAAGTATCTAAATAGGTTGCTATCTCTCTACCTTTATTTTCAACTTCTTTCTTTGAAAAAATGACATCAAATTCTACTACCATCTTCTCCATATCAGGGAAACTCATTTTAATTTCCATCTCTGCTGTAGTTAATCCTTTCATTTTTCACCTCCTTTCTTATCTGTTTTGTTGGTGCGATAGACGAGCCAGCCTGCACAGAGGGTTGAAACTACGGATGTAATAGGCTGCTGCTCGATGGCTACAGCTGCTACGATCACGCACAAAGATACAAGGTTAACTCGAATTACCAAACGACGGGTAACTGAGAACTCGCAGATACGGCTGTAGAACTCGCTCTTTGAGTCGAGCCAAAGATTAAGAGACTTGATTTTGCGCTGTATCGTAGCACGTACGTCGATAGGCTGCTGTTGCTTTGCAGAACTCTCGAATTCGATTACTTGTTGCATGTTGCACATTGTTTGACTGTTGCCTGAATCCGTCAGGTGCGGAAACAGAAAAAGCGGATGCTCTTCCTGTCGTCAAACAATGTGTCTTACACCAACAAGGGCAAATTCACTGGAAGGCATCCGCCATATCTTCATTGCAGAAGGCTGCAAGTATGGGCATAAAAATAAGCCCATCGAAATTTAATAAGTTCGGGGCTTGAAATTTCTTCTCGCCCTTATTTGTGTATTACTACACATTGTTTGACAGTTGCAAAGATAAGAAGTCTTTTTGTAACCGCCAAATAAAAACGCAAATATTTTTTGCGCCACGCAAAAAAAAAAGGAATAAGCCAATGCTGAAGAATAGATTAACAATACATATACAAGTGAACAAAGGGGCAGTATTTTCCACTCTTGACATAATCAACATAAGCAATAATGGTCTCGTCGTCCATTTTTTCTAATAATTCCGAACATAGGTATTTTGGAACATATCCCAAATGAACATGATCAGAGGAGTACACTTTTATAGCATTAGAATCATACGGATTAGTAGGTTCTTTTTCAAGGTACACACTTTCATTCGACATTAGAATTTCAGCTCTTTCCTGTGCTTCCTTAGAACGATATGATAGACCTGCTACTTCAAACATTAAAATATCTTGAGTCGGAGGTGTTGGTTCTGAAGAAACATCTTCTTCTGCTGCCACGGAGTTAAGTACCTCCTCCTCTTTGCGTTTCTTTAGTTGTCTCCTTCTGATAGAGAGTGCAACGAAAATAGCGAAGGAAATCGTTATAACATTCAATAGCAGCACGAGTCCTTCAGAAATTTGAATGCCTAAAAATTTCAACACGAATGCACCAATAAGGTTTGTGAGGAACCATGTTCCGAAAGCAATAAGAAAGTTTTTCATTATAATTAAGTTTTTAAGTTATATTCGACGCATAAAGCCCCTCGCATTGCGAGAGGCTAATATGCACCCATAGGCGATGAGTGACTTTTGTCTTAAGGTCAATGAGAACCTCGCCTAAATATTTTCTGCTGCACGACGGATGCGGTTGGATAGGTCGATAAGTGCGCCTCGCATCTGCTCGGTCTCCTGTTGGTTGAAACCGCCTGCACCTCCGTTGCCGTCAATGCCATCCATTTTGTGGTAAAACCAAGATGATGATTTCTGAAAGTAGGTGTTGGCAAAATCACGCCATGAAACTGACATTAAGATGTCTTGTACTTTTCTTTTCATATCAGTAACTACTACTGGGGTTGTCATAACTGTTTCCATTGTTGCTTTTTTTTTAGAGTTTTACTTTATTGTGCCTCTCCCCCGTAAGGGAGAGGTCTTTTGTTTTATTCGTATGGCTGTCGGACCATTTTGTCGAAGAACTCCTGTAAATCCCATAGGAGTTGCGGATAGCCATTTGGATAAGATTTGTTGTAATTTCTCATTCTTTCGAGGAGTTCCCGTTCTTCGGGTGTGACCTCCATCTTTTCTGTTTTCTGTTTCATATTCTCATTATTTTTTTGACAATACAAAGATACTACAAATATTTGTAGTATGCAAATATTTACTATAAAAAATCGTAGTAAGATTGAATATTTAACATTTAAAACATTTTCGTGACTTAACGAAATTGATAACTATTGATAGAAAGTTTATTTTTTCTCAATATTTGACATAAAAAAGCCGTAACAGTTCGGAAACTGCTACGGCTACAAAGAAACGAGCATCGTGTTTTATTTTTCAACGGTCACGAAACCGTTGTTGATTAGGTCGGCAAGGAAGGCATCGGGGCTGTCTGTGGAAACAAGGTAGCCCTCGAGTTCCTGTAAGCGGTGAGCAAAGCGCACCATATATTCTTTGTCTGTGCCTTCGCTATCGAATCGGCTGCCTGTGCGAAGCTGGTGAAGGAAGTCGGCTGGAGAGGTGGCGACGATTTTGTCGCCATCCTTCAGCCTGTAAGTTGTTAACATGCTGCTAATTTTTTTGTTCTTAATCTGAAGTATAACTTTTCGCTTTCAGTAAGGAAAGGAATATTCTGCAAGGTGGTGTTGTTTTTCACCTTGCCTTGCGTTGCAAAGGTAATCATTTTTGCGAGAAAATGAATCCAAGCAGACATCTTTGTGAAGTTCGTTGAACCTCCGTGCTGGCGGAACTCAACCGTGCGGTGGCGTGCGTAGGCTTCAAGGTTTATCTTGTGGTAGCGGTTGTTAGCGAAAGCAGCTCTGAGGTCGCTAATGTTAGAAGCTCGGTTGATTGCTATCTCTGAAATGGTGGCAATAGTCCTACAGTAGCGGTTGTTTCGTCTGCTCTGTGGCATAAAGTGGTCGATTACGTTCTCAAGGCGTTTGTAAGTTATTATAAGGTTCTTCCAAGTCTGAAGGTCGAACTCCGCAGCGTCCATGTGAACGTGAAGTCCGCAAGAGTCGTTAACCTTAGCGTTGCAAAGGTCGAGGACCCAGCAGACCTTCTCAAGTTCCTCAAGTCCTTGCTCTCCGTGGAGGATTGGGCTAACAAGTTCGAAGGTATTGTTGCCTGAAAGACTGCTGTCGGTAACTAACTTCCAATGGTCGTTGTGGTCGGTGTGGTTGTAACCCTCAACCTCTACTCTGATGCCTGCTGCGTTGAGTTCTCTTGCGAGGCGTCCTCTCATGCAGTTGTAAGCTTCAATTTCAACACCGAAGTTGCGGTTGAAAGTGTAGTCGAGTTGTGGAAGAACTGTTGTTGCTGCCTGTGCTGCGCTCTGTGTCATTCCCTGCATCATGCGCTTGTAGACGTTTTGCACGAATCCGTAGTTACCGTTCGCTACAAGGTCTGCAACCTGTCTGCGTGTAAGTCCAAGCGTGAGGAGCTTCTGAATCTTAGAAGTCTTTGTTCCGTTCTCGTTAAGAATGCTTTGAATTTGCTCGTTCATAATCTTTGTTTTTTGAATGTTCTTTGTTTCTAATTGTACTGCTAAGTTAACACTATAATAAGGAACACGCAAGTACTATCGCACTTATAATCAGCGTTTTAGGAGTAATTATCTAAAGCTAAAGAACGATACAAAAAGGGCCAACGCATCACTGCGCCGACTCTTCATTCATTATCCTAAACAATCTTTTAATATGAGAAACTATTAATTATGATTCTACCAACTAATAAAACATGATACAAAGGTAAGTATTTAAGCACGATTTGCAAAGGACCGACTTAGAACGTGTGTTCCAAGCGTGTCTGGTGCAACACAAGAGAGCATCAATGTCCATCCGAGGGAGGATAGTTCAGTAGCTACGAATGGTATCATCTCAGCCTTATCAAGTTCGCCACGAGATATCCAGTCGATATTGCCCTCTTCAGCGTCAGCTATCATCCAAGCGTGAAGCTTAGAGAGTAATCGGAGGGTCTGATCGGAGGCAAGCATGTACTCAGCAGCGTCAGCACGGTTCGTCATCTTGTTTGCCACGGTAATGGCTATGCGCTGGGTAATCTGGTAAGAATTGCGTCCATCTGCTGACATATTCAGTTCGCCATAATCCACGAATAAGAATGAACCCACTAACTTATCGATGCGCTGCTTTAATTCGTCGAAAGATTGACCATAGACGTAGTTCGTAATCTCAGGGAGTCGCGACACATTGGGAAGTTTATCAAGTGACTCTGCGAGTTCGTTGTAACCAGGGAAGTCGCTCGAACCATTGGTAAGTATAGCACGGATGCCCTCTTTGGCAGGGTATTGTGCGAAATAGAGAAACTGATCTTTAATCATAATATCTTATCGATTACAGAGATAGGAAGCCCCACCTCCTCACTGATTTTTAACTTATCCCATCCAAAACCCTTCATATCCTTGACTGCGTCGATAGTCTTTTTGCGCAGCACCTTCAGATAAGTAAGTACGTTCATCTGCTCTATCTGTTTTGCGTTGCCAAGTCCCTCCTTGGAGAGGTCGTAGAGGGCATCAGAAGCATCGGTGGTGATAGGCTGCTTAGGCTTATGCACGAACTTAGACAGCAAAGCGAATGAGGTCTTGCTGAAGAGATAGTTGTTGAATGCCTGGAAATTAAACGAGATAGCCGTGAGCGTTTCGATGGGTAATTGAGCGAACACCTTAGCTAATTCGTGTGCACGTTCAGAATGGTACTCTTTCTCTGGATAATAGAGAATAGCAGCGAGCAGCGGTAGCGACTCTTCCCCTCGCTCGATAAGTTCCTGCGCCTCGATGTACTGAAGGGCAGTAAGCGAGCAGGTCAGCATACCGAAGCCTGTCTCTATCCGATAGCCTGAATAGGTACGCTCACCAATCTGAACTGAAGGGATGAGCTGCGCACTGAAACAGAGGTCGATTACGTATTGATAGTCGAGCCTGTGCAGCACACGTGCAAGCGGAATATTCAAGCGATAAGGGTCAACACGACGGCACAACTCGTAAGTATCCTCGTCTACACCATCCAGCACGCTATTGTTATCAGGATAGTTTATCTGAAACATAAACGTGAGCTGTTCTGAGATTGCGACGAGGTTAGCAATCTGTTCCTCTGAATGGAATTTACGTTTGTTCCAACCCATGATGTCGCATAACCAGTTAATCCGAACCTCGCCAGCAGATATTTCGCCAGCTGCCATACGAAGGAAGTCGCCTACAAGGCGGATGAACTGACGGTCGTTCATCGCATCCCAACGGTTAGGAATGCGATGTATTTCACCTTTATATACAAGTTCGATATCTTTCATTATGGCAACATTATGATATTATCATCAGGGTGATTATATGCTGAATTAGAGCAAAAATCAGAAACAGACTCAGAGGAGAGCAGCGTATCAGCATTCGAGAGGAGTTCTTCTGCCTCACGATCGAGGCGGTCGGCAAGTGCGAAAATAGCACTGGATTCATCCTTGCCAGAGCGTGCAGCGTGACTATCATCGAAGAGGTTTCGAATCGTCGAGGGGAATTCGAGGATATCAAACCTACGGAGCGACTTTGCAATCGTCTTCTTCACCAGGGCAAGCAATAAGATAGGACGAATACGCTCTCTATTGTCATCTGTAAGTTTCTCGAAGTAAATCGACATAACTTCATCGAGCGTTTCCTTCTGCAATGGTACGGTTCTGAAGAAGTAAAGATAAGATGCATCGATAGGATAGATAGAATCCATCTGATCCATAGTCTTTATTTCGCAACGCTCCAAGATCGGGAAGTAAGGTGTCTTACGCCACAGTTCTGCAATCTCACCTTCAGTAGGTTCAGATAATAGTTGTACAAGCGTGTCGATTGAATTGCAGTAGTTTTCCATATAAGAACGCTTCATCGCCTCCAGCTCGTACTTATAAACATTGACCTCGCCCTTCCTTCGATTCACACTATCAAAGATGATTTGATTTGCCATAGTCATGTTCGCTATAGCAGCACGCAATGCTTCCATAAGAGGAGAGTCTTCTTTCTCTTTTAAAAGCTCATCGAACACAGCACGACTGATTACGGTTTCGATGCGCTTACGAGCGGTAAGACCAGACGAACGCAAATCATTCAGGTCCATATTAGTTTCCACTCCAGGCGCATAAAGACTGAATGTGGAGAAGTTCTTGAAAATGTCTAAGAGTATATTCATGACTGCTGCTGATTTAGTCTGTCTTTCGGTGCGACGTCTTCCTGTCGCTGAGGAACCTCGCGATAGAAGCCTATGCGATAGCCTTGCTTATAGAGTTCAGGGAAGTTCAAGCGGAGAGCGAGATTAAACGGTTCTGCACATATCTCGTCCTCTGGTGTGAGTGACATTATATAGATAAGGTAGTTATAGTATGCGTCAGAACCTGACTTGCTGATAACACCATCCTTGCTAACAGCTGTGATGGATGCATCCAAACCAACGCTTGACAGTAAGGCTTCTTCTGCTCGTTTATCATACGAGATCAAAGACTCAATATATTCCTTATACTTAAGGTCGATCGTTTCGATTCTCCACTGCTGCTCGTTACCAGAACTGTCCATAAACGAAATAGAAGAATAAGCCTTGCCTTGGTTATCTGCACCACTCAGATAGTCGCCTATCTTACGCAGCTCCAATCGCATATACTCTACAAGTAACGATTCACGATATTCGGTACCGATGCTGATACCGTTATACTTCACCAAGTCCTGTTTCTTAGATGAGCGAACCTTATTCTCCTCGCATAGCTTAACTAACTGATTACGTTTGCTTGACACCCACGCATTCGGTATGATGATATGTATCTTCGCTGCAAGGGAATTACGCAGGAAGGAGTTAATATAGGAGGCGGTCTTGTTGCTGCCTTGAATATATGGACGTGCGCCCTGGTGTGTTTCGTTCACACCGTAGAACTCATCGACGGATTTCTCACGGTGGTGTGACACGGCAGCGAATAGATAGTTGTCAACTTCTGACAATGCGAACTTAGGGTATATCTTGTAATTGCCTAATCCGTATGTCCACCGTCCTACTGCAATGTTGTTAAAGTCTCCATAGTTAATCTGATCATAGGCAACATCCTTACGGGTGGTAGCAAGACGGCAGTGCTTATTCTCTAATGGTTCAAGACCTGCTACTGGCAACATACCAATACGCTTACCACGTGAGAACCGCCACTTAACGAAGTAATCACCGAACCAGTAGTAGTTCTTGATACAGGTCTTAGCGAACTCCTGTGCAGATGTTTCCATACCACGCTCTTGCCAGCTATTCAACCATTCGTCCCAAGCAGGTAGTGCGGTGTACTCACGTCGCAGCTTACCACCTTCTACAGTCTGCATATAGGCGCATGGTCCATTACCATAGAGCATCTTAATCTCCTTGCTATACAGGCGAGGCAGCAGGCGGTTCTGCTTTATCTCCATCGTTACCTCTTCACACAGTGCGTTGTTCATACCACGCATACACACCTGGTATCCATTCACACTCATCCACTGGTGTTCATGTAGGCAAGTCTGTCTACCCTGTGGTACGAGTAGCCCTGGGCTTGTCGCCAACTCTCTTCCTTCCCCAATCTGAAAGGAGAAGGTATTGCCGTCCATGACGTAGAGTCCAGCGTTGCCGTGCAGTTCAATACTATCTGTCATAACCAATTTATCTTATGTAGTTTATATCCGTCTTGTGGGAACCCCATGTATCTGATGAGTATGCGATAGCACATCTTAGGGTTTCCCTCTTGGTCCTCGAAAAGAAAGAAGTTCTCGGAATCGACTTTGAAGCACTCGTCTGGTAGTTGCGTGCGCCACTTGCAATGTTCCTTGACAACCATTTGCTCGCCTGCCATACCCTGTGAGCGAGCGTAAGGAAAGAAACAGATAGTGAAGTCACCTTGTGGTACTCTGCTTATCTCTCTTGCCCATTGCATTGCATCGATGCCGTTCAATTCAATTGTCTTCTCCATTACTTGCGAAATTACTGAAAATCGCTGTGGGAACAAAGGACGATTTTATCCCCTCCCTGTCATATTTCCCAACTTTTGGAACGTTGCACCTCTTTTCCTCAATTCAGCGGTGCGTGGTGATAAACGTCGTTTGTTTAATTTTGTTTTTTGATTTTCAGAACGCAAACCGTTGATTTTCAACAAAGTTAGTTTTTGACCTATGTAAATAGTCCTCGTTATTGTCGATTTTCAGATACTTATTATATTACGTTCGTTATATTATTAGCCGTTAAATAGTAAGATTTTCGGGCAAATCGTCGGGATAACTGCTTAATTCCTTTTTGATTAGGTCGGAATAAAGGCCGTATAAAAGGTAAATCATCGCACTTGGAAGCTGCGTTGTTAGTCCTGGTCTTCTTTTCAGTTCCTCCTTCTTTTCTGAAGTTTTGTCGAGTTCTATTCTGCCGTTTGTTTTCTTCAACGGACTGATAAGAATAGCACTGCAAAGGTTAGGGCATTCGTTCTCATCAATGCGTACCTTCGGGAGCAAAGGAAGCTTCTCGCCAAAGAGCAACTGGCAAAGGCGGAACTGTTGCCAGTGGTAAATGGTCGGTGCACCGTCGTTGTAAAGGATAACTGAAAAGCCGTAACTCTCTAAGGCTGCTTTCATCGTGAGCGAGTCGGTAGTTATCTGCTCTAATTCCTCACGTGTCTTGTTACCAGCACGGTCAGGATAAAGGTGTATCACCTTATTCACTGCATCCGTACCAAAGAAAGAATACACCTGCTGCGCAAGTTGCTGCTGGTCGTCGGGAATGTATGCCCAAAATTCCTTGATGATGTCGAAGCGACTACCATAGTCTTTCTTCTGTCCGACGATGAGCGACTGAAAGTTACCAGGGTCGTAACCAATGTAGAGCGGTTCACGCTTATCGTAGTGACGAAGATAACGAGCGGTCAGGGTGAAGTGGTCCTTGAGGTTTAGTTTCAGTATCTGGTCATAGATATAGCTATCCTTGAACTGGTGTCGCTCGTGGTCGTAGGTGGTAAAGAACTTGTTAGTCACCTCTTTGTGTCGAATGGCGCAGATAGCCGTCAAGAACTCATCCATATCGAGCGTATCGAGCTGTGTCTTGAAGAACTTAGGACCCAAGATGTCCTTATTGCAGAATGATGAAGCACGGATATAGTAGATTGCGTTCCTTCTCATATCTGCTAAGCGTGGTTTCCATCGGGCAACAAAGGCGTTAAGGCGTTCATTCTCCAGTCTGATTTTCTCCATTGTGACAGGGTTCTTCGTGTTACGAAGGTCCTGCTGAAGCATAAACTGCTTATAGAGCGACTGATTGATAGCGAGCGACACACTGGCTATCTCCTCAATGAGCTGTCGGTCCATCTTATTTTCGTATTCTTCGAACCAATCGTCCTCACCAAGGTCGACACGTGCCGTATCACTCACACCTGTCACGCCTTCATAGTAAGCAGAGCGACGGATGTCAGCTGAACCACCACGGAGGGAAGGGAAAAGACGTGACTTGAGTTTCTCTCCGCTGTTGTGCTTCATCTCCTCGACGAATGCATGCACGGCATTACGACCAGCGACACTCTCAGGCTGGTCTGAAGATACTAACTGAAGGTGTGCACCATTGCGGAAGATGACCGAGTGTTTAGCGTAGGCAATAGGGTAGCGTGGTCGACGGAAGTGTGAAGGTAGCTTCGCTTCACCGACCACATAGTCGATACCATACTCCAACATTGCTCGCTGCTTGCCATTCACGATGACAGGTCGTGAGAACGAAGCCTGAATGTTAGGCCAGACGTTTGTCATCAGCGCAACATAAGTCTTATGCACAAGGAACGAAAGTTCACCAGGCATATCATTCGTTACACGGATAAGACGTGGAACGATAACGCCCTCCGTCTTACCTGTAGCACGTGCCCATTCTGCATAGAGCATATTAGGGTCGATAATATTCGCCAACAGCTGAACACGATTCATATAGTAATGCTCGAAGTCAACTGTAGGTTGTTCGTTGTTTATAATTTCATCAGTCATTTTGAATCTCCTCTACTATTTCTGCATCTTGAATGTCAGCATCACGCAGCAGTCGTTTCTTCTCCTTCTGCTCGATAGGCAGCGAATCGATGAGCGTAACATAAAAACCTTGATTGTGTTTCGCAGCAATATCCTTGAGACTCTTCTTCGAGAAGCCAAGTTCCTCGGCTGTGATGGTTGGTGTGATAATGAACGTAACACCAAGGTCTCTATCGGCTTCGGAGATTTCAGAAGCACGACGACGACACTCCAGCGCACGTTCGTAGCACTTGCCCTGTGTCTTATAGTCACCAGACAGTGCACAGAGTTTGGCAAGGTTCTCAAACTGGTTAGCGTACTGGTTCTCCCATATCTTGATGGGTACGTTGTTGTCTACTTGGAAGTAGTTGATGGCTTCGTAAAGTCGAGCCATACAGGTGCGCTGCTCTATCTTGATACCTTGATTAGCATTGATGCGCTGTTGCAGCTTACGAGCCGCACGAGTTATGTTGCGTTCGTGTTCGTAGATTTCCATTGCCCACTGCAATTGCTCCAAGAACTTCTGTAGCTCTTGGGGAATAGCGTCGCACTTGCCAGTGGCAAAGAACTGCGATATTAAGTCGGGGTGTATCTGTTCGATACGGTCAAGTTGTGTCATACGCCAAAAAGGTCTTTTCGCAACTGCTCCTCCTTTGCCTGCTGAATAATCTCACGCAGTTCCTTCACGGCTTCGGTGCTGCCATCCTTAGCCATTTCAACGAGCTTGTTAAGGATTGCACGCATATCCTCCGTGACGTTCACGAGCAATGCGATGTCTGCAAGAAGTTTCTGAATATCTGAATCCATAACGCAAAGATAGGAATATCAGGAGAGACGGCAAAAGACAAAGTTTTTCATTAGAGGGAAAGTTAAAAGTATTAAAACTAATACTTTTTATTCCACTTTTATTTGGATAATAGTATTATTATTACTACCTTTGTATTGTCAAACAATAACAATATACAGCAAATGAAAAGGTATAAAGTAAAGGAAGTCATCAAGATGCTCGAAGCCGACGGATGGATACATCTTACAACAAAAGGCGACCATCGACAGTTTAAGCACCCTGATAAGTCTGGAAAGGTAACGATAAGGGGTCACATGAACGAGGATTTGAGTCAATTCTTATTAAACAGTATCTGGAAGCAGGCAGGGTGGAAATAGCCACCCTCCCTTTCCTAAATAACAAACAATCAGCAATAACAAACAATCAACAATAACGAACAATCATCCTAACAACAAGAATTATGGAACAGGTAAGAGTAAATATTGAATGGTACGATCATAATTTTGGTGCAAGCCTTGGTGATAATGTGCCCGGTGCTGTGGTGCTTACAGCCAAGACTTACGACGAACTGATGAAAGAAATACCCGAAACGCTGCGTTTTCATGTAGAGGGTATGGTAGCCGATGGCGATGATGTTCCGCAATGGTTGCGTGATGGCGACTATACGTTTGACTATCACCTTGACACGGCTGCTCTTATCCGTTCATGTGAGCAGTATGCCAGTCTTGCAGCTATATCGCGTGCATCGGGTGTGAACGAACGGCAGCTGAGCCACTATGCCAATGGTATCAAGAAACCACGTGCACAGCAACGTGAGCGCATCGTAGAGGGACTGCATGAGATAGGCAGGCGACTTATAGCCGTTGTATAGTTATTGTTTGACAGCAGACTTCCAATGGCAGGTCGGGGCAGAAATGCTCCGACCTTTTTCCTGACGTCAGGAAAAAGAAGCAGCGTGCCTCACGGCAGACTGCTTCACAATTTGAGAAATGCTTAAAAAAAAATATATCTTCAGACGGCAATCGTTTCGAGGATGCCGTTGTATTGTTCGAGTGCTTCGAGGTAATTGTCGATGGCTGCCGTGTCGGTGGGGGCTTCCTTGAATTGGTTCCACGCTGTGCGCACTGCGCTATAAGCTGACGAAGGCGTAAGGGTGAGAGCAATCGTCATAGCGCACCTCCTTCCAACCATTCAGCTACGATACAAGCCACTAAAAAGACTGCGAAGAACAGATGAGCGAAGACTACTTCCTTATGCGTGAAACGCTCACCGCAAAGAAGTGAAAAGGTTGCTGACTCGCTGTTTAACCACTGTGAGAACTTGCTGCGCTTTTCGCTTGCCCAATCTTTGAGCGTGAACGACCGCTGCGCTGTGCGGAGGGTTGTTGTTGGTTGCATATTGCATCATTGTTTAAGCATCCACGGAACTGCCGTGGCAGAGACACAGAGAAGCGGCTGCACATCCCGCTGCTTAAACAATGATGTCTCTACCCGAAGGGCTTTGAAAATTGTACGAGATGGCAACCGCCAATATTTTTATGAGCATAAAAAACGCCCAAGCGAATACGTTGAGCAATGACCGATGCTCTTCGGGATAGTTTACTATCATTGTTTAAGCACTGCAAATATAGGAATAAGATTTGAATTGTGCAAGCAAAACGCAAATATTTTTTGCGTGACGCAAGTAATTATATATCAAGATGGATGAAACTTGGACCGAAAGCGAAGTTAAGAGTCATCTGTCCGCCTTCAACAGTCAGAGAGAAATTGCCTTGCGAAATGATGTCCATACCGATAACGAACTCTACATCTTCGGGTAACTGGTCAGACTCGAAGGCATCGATAATGGTTGCCTGTCCACAGTTGCCGGGCATGGCAATGGTAAGAAGCGCACGTCCGCTGACACGTCCGCCTATTCCTTTTACGGAGTTGTTGGCACGGCTGACAGGCAGTTGCAGGTATTCTGCTGTGAGTGGGTGGATGCAAGACACCTCTGCACCCGTGTCCCAAAGGGCATCTGTAAGAATCTCCTTTCGGCTTATGGTGTTGATAAGTCGGATAGGCGTAATGATACGTCGGGTGGAGGGTAGGGTCTGCGTGAAGAAGGTTGTGTTCTGTTCCATTTCTTGCAAGTTCTTAATGTTTTTGCAAAGATAAACATAAATCATCAGAAGCGAAAAGACAAAGAAAGAGAAATCCCCTGCTTCACAGCGTGAGGCAGGGGACGGCTAAAGATTAGAAGAAACCAGCGACTATCCTTCTGGATGGAAATCTGGGTCTACGGTTGGACCACTCGGATTGTGTTCCTCCTTGTGGTTTGGCTTACCCGTCTTGTCGCTCTTCTTCACCTCGTAAGGCTTGAAGTCGATACCCGTGAGGAAGGCACGTGTGCGCCCGATGTCGCCAGCCTTCCAGTGGGTTTCAGGCTGGAAGTTGATGCGCGTACCGACAATGTTCTTGGCTACGTTGAATTTCTCAACCGAATCAGCAGGCTTGGTTTTCAAGCCAACCTTGAACGAGCCGAAGCCGTCGAGTACTACTCGGTCGCCATTACGCATGTGGCGAGCCATTACGTTGACAAGTTCACGCAGAACTGCGTAGACATCCGCCTGCTTTGCTGAGGTGTTTTCCTCAATCTCCTTAGAGATAGACTCGAGGTCGGCAACATCACTGACAACGGCACGAGCATAGAACTTGCCTTTAGTCTTACTCTTTGTGCGAACGTCTTGGTAAATCTTAAATTTTACTGACATAATACATTGATTTTAAGGGTTAATAAATAGATTTATATAAAGCTATGCTTTTGATGATAGAAAGCTATGCTTTGGACGATCAAAAGCTATGCTTTGGATGATCGAAAGCTATGCTTTGGATTTCTGTTCCTGCTGCTGCTCGAGAACCATTCTGAACAGTCGCTCTTTCTCTTGGTACTTTTCGAGGTTCCGCTTATCAGCATCTCTTTTCTCTTTACGATCCTTGCGTTTAACGAACGACTTATAACGCTTGATGTTGTCGAGAACATTCTTGTGCTGGCGGAGGAACTCGGCTGGGTCGGAGCGGAGCAACTTGATGAGTTGGGCTATCTCGGAGCGTCCGAAGAGTATCGGATGTTTGCAGAGGAACTTACCAGTATCGTTTAATGATTGCAGCTCGGCAAATGCTTGAAGATTGCGGATGCGCAGTTCTGCCATTTCTGCTACGGCTTGTGCGGTTGGCTTTGTCTCCAGCAATTCGTCAAGCTGCTTCATCTTTCGCCAAGTGTTGATGCGGTCGTTATAGATGACGGTTGCCATCTGCACGTCCGCATCAGTAAGGTTTTCCCAGTCTATTTTCGGGTACTCTTCTTCTTTTTTTTTGGAGCTGCTTTCGCCTTCTCCTTCTTAGAAGAAGCTGTGTCCTTATCTTCTGATGGGAGAGGATTTTCCTCTGTTGATGACTCTGTAGATTCGTTATCTTCAGAACCCTCTTCAGATGAATCATCGCCACCCTCTTCTTCCGATGGGTCCTCGTCACCTTCGCCACCGTCAGTGTCTGGGCTTTCATCTCCATTGCTGTTGAGTGTTTCAGGATTCTCGTCGCCATCTTCAGAAGAGTTGTTGGCGTTGTTGTTATCATTATCCTCGTCAGCTGCTTTGGCTGCGAACTCACGTCGATTACGTACGATTTCGTCGTGCTCACAATGGTCAAGAAGAAGGAAGAGTATCTCCTCGTGATTCTTCTCTGGTGAGAGGTCGAATCGTGTGAAATCGGTAAGGTGAGGTGCTTTAGCGTGCAGCAGGGCAAGGTCGGCTTCCACAACTGTTGGGCTTACCAACTTATGGAAGTGCGTTAATTTCTCTTTTGCGCTGTACATATTGTAAAAGTAAAATGGTGAATAACTCCCCTCCCGTGATGGGAGGGGGAGAAGTTAGGCTTCAGTTCTTGAGACCTCGACAAGTGTTGTGGTGTCAAGAACACGGAAGGTGATTGACGCACCTGTCTTCGCAGTCCACGTTGCACCCTCCTCGAGAACGAAGGTAGAACCGTCAGCGATGGTGGCTGCCTTATCAGTACCCGCACCAACGAGTGTGATGTATCTACCCTTGTCGCTCTTGCTAAGGCCACTGACAGAAGCAATGGCAGCAGCTGCTGACGTTCCATTTGGAATCGTGTATGTGTTGCTACCTGCTGTGATAGCTACATCTGTTGCATCCGCATTGACAGCAGTAGCAGCAGTAACAGCTGGATTACCAGTGTAAATCAGTGGAAGATCGACAGAACTACGCTTGAAGGTAAGTGTGGTGTAACGACCGTCCTTATCGTCCTTCGTCTCTGTGTTAGAGAGGATGATTGGACGCTCGAGTTCACCAACGATATACCACTCTTTCTTCTTAATGTGCTTGTAAAGAGCGATAAACTTACCACCGCTGTACTCCTCAATGAAGTTATAAAGGTTTGCACGAGCTCCGCCCATTACCATTACAAGCTGATTTTCACCTGTGGTAGTGATGTCGCCCTTCTCTGTGGTACCAGTGAAGGTTGGAATGTCGTGTGCCTCGAAGTAATGAGGAATCTCATTCGGTTTCAAAGGAACAGGCGCAACCTCACGGTTAGCGTTAGGTTGTGGAAACTCCTTGGTGCGGTCAATCTGGTCGAGCGCAATGAGATAAACGATGTAAGAGATAGCACTACCGTGTGTATCTCTATCAGACACATCGTCGACGTGACCGAGTAATGCCATTGAAGCGAAGGTGACACCTGAACCAGCAGCAGCACCGAGAGAGTGGTCAAGCAAGGCTGCTACGAGCATGAAGATACCAAAAATCGCAAACGTAGCCATGAACATATTTCGTGACTGACGGTTGCTATAATTAAATCCTTTCATAGGATTATACGCACGATAGCGTTTCTGAATATTGGGCTTTTTCATTTCTATTTCTATTAATGATAATTATTGATTTAAGAAAGGAACTGAAGAGGTCAAGCCGTCCCGAGCTTTTAATTCCATCGACTTTCCTCTCAGTTCCTTAGTCATTCATCTATCGTCCACCTGGTACGTTAGGCTGCAACTCCTTGTTGACGGTACGCTTACCACCGACGCAACGCTCCAACTCACGGAACTTGTTGTCGCTACCGAGGATTACCATGATGTAGTCGCCTACAGCTGTAGCGGTGAAGGCAGCCGTGATGCTATCGAACTTACCACTATTGGTAATCTTTGGCAACTTTGTTTTATCACCGCACTCGATGCAGTAAGCTACACCAGCCTTTGCATTCTCGATGTCGGTGATAGTTGTCAGTGTTGTTGTGCTGTCGGTAATCTGCCAGAAGCCGTTATTACCGTCAACCTTATCGGTGATAGTTGCTGCAAAGAGGTTGATGAAGATCTGCTGCCACTCGTAGTTATTCTTATCCATCTCATCCTTAGTTGAGAAGCGACGACCTGTGAATGAAGCAGAAGTTCCCTCTTTCCATGTACTCCAAGCACGGACCTGCTCCATGCTTTCCTGCATCTTCACAGAGAGCATCTCACCTGGTACAAACTCAAGGAACTGAATATTACCTGGTTCGTGAAGCATCATGAATGGAGTCTGACCGAGATAAGGCAACCAAATGATGCGCATCGTAGTGTCTGGTACCACGCTCAATGCACCCATAGGTCCAGCGAAGTCTGTGTCCTTACCATAGGTAGAACGAACGTTCTTAATCCACCATGCCTGATGGTTCTTATTCAAGTAAATGAAGTGGTTGTCGAGGTCCATGTCCTCTGTGATAGAGGCACGAACGTCAGCAATGAACTCTTGAACAGAAGCGAGGAAACTTGCCTGTGTATAGGTGCGGTATGTACCATCATCGTGTGGCTTGATGTCGTACTGATGAACATAACGCAGCAAGGTGTAGAGAACACCAGTAGCAGCATTGAGGTAGCTACCTGCAACACCCTTATCAGGCTTCACGTAGATACCACGCATACGGCGTTTGTTCTGCTCAACCTGTGCAGCACGGAGGGTATTGAGCAACTGATACTCAATCATAGACCACTTGATAGGGTCAGAGCCTTCCTTGTTGAGATAACCGATGTACTTACGCTCGATTTCTTTCATTGGACCCCATTCCATCTTAATCATAGCGTCGTCAACGTAACCATAGTGGTTCTCAATCTTCATACCGCCCTTGAAGACCTCACCAGACTGGTAAGCCTGTGAAACCTCATCGAAGAAGGCGTTGAATACGAGTCCACGGTCTTGGTAGCCGTAAGCGACTGGGAAGAACTGAGTAAGATCGCGCACCTGTAGAACACGTGCGATGAGGGCATCCTGACGAAGAACAACGAACTGATCGCCAAGTCCTGCATTGTCTACTCCATCGTAGTTTGTAGCGTAAGTTCCCTTTGCAAGTGCAGCTGCATCAAGCATCTTGTTCTGCTGAAGGTACTGATAGCGGTGCTTGAGTGAATTAGCATAATTGCGAACCTCCTTATAGAAGGCAGCACCATCTACTTGCTCGTCAACCTCTGGCAGAGCTGCTGCTGCACGTGGGTTAGCTGCAATCTGATTCCAACGATTCTTCATTGAGAAGAAAGGATGTTCAACACCGAAGAGATAATCAGCTGTATTAGCGAAACCATTAACACTTAGAGGAACAGCATTCACTGTTTGCGCAGGAACATCAGGTGCAGGGTTTGAACCCATCGCCTGAATATCAGCACGCATACCCTTAATACCCTCAAGGATACCCTCAAGAGTTGCGTTGCCTTGCTGTGTAGGCTGCTGACCACCATTATCATCAGCTGATGCTGAAGGCTCACCACCATTCAGAACAGACTGAATGGTGTTCAGCATCTTCTGAAACTCATCCGCCTGTTGAGCTGTCTTCTGTGCAGCTTGTTCAGAAGCAATGTCATCAGCAAGCGTACTCTGGTACTTCTTCTGATACTCTGCTACGATTGAGTTGAACTCATCCTGTGACAGACTTTTGTCTTCGAATTTCTGCTTAAATCCAAGGAATTCGATGACACTTGTAAGTTTTTCTTTTAAACTCATAAATAACTAAAAATTAAAATGATACATTTATATGTTGTAAACGGCAGTTTTAAGTTTCTTTGCCTCAGTATATTCACGACCCATCGTAGCAGTTTCAACGATAGCTTCTACCATCGTCTTGCTACCATCTGTCAGACCGAGTTCCACAGCCTGAGGAGTGTAGAAGGTTTCACCACGCAAGACTGGAGCATCATCAGGAAGGTCTGCAAGTTTACTACGCTGTGAACGAACCTCTGATAAGAACTGTACATTCATTGGGTCGAGGATATTTTTCACAAATTGCTCATCCTTACCTTGACGAAGATCATCGAAGACTTTGTTCTTCAAGTCAGACTTAGTAGCTTTTGCTTCTACCTTCTTAATACCGAGCTTCGCAAAGTATTCTTCGAAATCGTAGAAGCTGCACATAGTTCCGATGCAACCCACATAGTCATTCTGTGTCATAGCGTAGATACGCTGACCGTGGCATCCGATATAATATCCAGCTGAACAACACATCTGCTCATAGAAGGTGAGGATAGGTTTCTCGCAGCTGCGTAGTGTTTCGCTCAAGCGGTCGAGGTACCACGCTTCACCACCTGGTGAATTGATGTGAAGGAAGTGACAAGAGATTTGTGGATTAGCTTCCGCTGCGAGTAGGTCTGATTGAAGTTGCTTGCTTGAAAAGTAATAATATGAATCAGACATCACGGTTCCGAAAACACGATGATAAGCAATACTGTTATCAGGAAGCTGCTCATCACTGAACTCATCAGTAAGTGTAATAGGAGCGGTATTTTCTTGTTTCGTTATCTTCTGAATATCCAAGAGAGCAAGATGTGACTCGAGCTGATACCAACTATGGGTATTAAGGTAAGCAAGCATTTCATCTTTCGTCATGCTGAGCGCAGACTTCATCTCAGGTTTATCTGGTGCTTTACCACTGAGCGGAAAGGCTGTTAACATAGCCTGTCGAAATCCGTCAATAGTTATGAATAGAGGCTTCCCTGAGACAAGTAGAGACTGTAATTCTTTCATCAATATTCTTTTTGATGCGAATTTACTATATAATAAGGTGTAGGCAAAAGACCTACAGAAGGGGGTCTGTGAGCATTTTACACTTGATTACGAGGTTTGCAGAGTTCAAATTTGAAGATATCTGAACACGTGCAGGAATATCTGACGTTCCGATGTTATGAGTTTTCCTATCAGATGTTTTGATTGTAACAATAGCACTTCTCTCTATTGCGAAGATCCTGCGAGTCTCCCCGTCGGGTAAGTCTATAACTATGGTTTTATCGCAGTTCCAATAATTACCAGCTTCATTGTCAGTAAGTTGTGGTATATATGAGAAGGTATCTGCTATAAACTCATACACTTTCTTCTTTCCTTCTCTATTTGGATTTACAAGTCTCACTTGTACGGTGTTTAAAAACTCTAACATATTATAAAACATTTGAGTGACAAAAACAATAGTTTGGTATGTATTAAAAAATATTAAATACATGCAACTTTTTGATACTTACGAACCTTCTTGGGTCTAAGTCGGTTTCGGAAGCGATAGTAATTCTTCAATAATGCATCTGAAGATATAGACTTCAATTGATAGCTACGAATAAAGTCATAGATAACATCGAGGTTTCTCTTCTGTCGACCGAACTCTTCATTCTCCAACAGAACACGGTGGAGTTCGAAATTGAACATCCTTCGTATCTGAGCTTCTATTTCCTTAGCTGCTGCTGGAGATAGGTAATTGTAATAAGCAGGATCTTTCCAAGGGCTGGTGATAACACCAGCCTTGCGCTGTGGTAAGTGAATACGGAGGTTGCCATTTACAACATCAGGTTGATTGCTGCGTTGCTTGGTCATATTCTCCCATACGCAGAAGTATAGGTCCGTGGAACTTGGAATCTTGACACCACCAGTGGTGGTATCTTTTCTATATTTTGCACTGATATACTCTGCAAGGTACTGTTCAATTTGAATTGTAACAACTCGTTTCGCAGACCATTTTTTTTTCTCCATATCCTTTTTTAGTTTTTAGCCGTCCTACCGTCCTACATTCCTACAAAATTAGACTTAATTAACGCAAAGTTACAGATTATCAATGAGATAACAAAATTTTATCACTCAAAAGTTTTATTATTTCACTCTCTTTTTTCATCCTACAATCCTACAAAAACACATATTTTGTAGGACGACGAATCCAAAACAGAGAAAAACACGAAAAATCCTATTTCCTACAACGTCCTACAATCCTACAAATAAACAATTAAATCCTATTTCCTATAATAATAACATAACTATTTGATTTATAGATATATATGTATATTATAGGTTTGAAAAGAAAATCAATTTGTAGGATTGTAGGATTGTAGGACGGTGTTTTTCTGAAAATTTATTTTCAAAAGTCACGTTTTCGAGGTTTCTTCTGAAAATTGGGGGTACGGGGGATTTTCGCCACCTTCAGTAATAAAGAATGTGATATGGTATATGATATGGTATATGATACGGTATTGATATGATATGTTATATAGATAGAATAAAATGAGCCGTGCCTATTCATCCGAACTGGCACGGCTCTAAAGGAATTTGATACTTTCATTAAAAAGGTTCATCACTTCCGTCTGACGGCTCAAAAGGCAATTCTTGCGGAAGAGTTTTCTTTGGTGGTTCTTCAGTTGTGTTAGTTACCTTAGTCTCGACTGGCTTGCTTTCGTTATTACTGTCGTCAGCATAGTCTCTTCTAAAGTCTATATTGTATGACTCGACAAACTTGTCGTAATCTATAATGATAGCACTTGTAGATGTGCTCTTCTGCTTACGCAGCTTAACCATACTTCCATCACGAAGGTCTGCATCGTCGACCGTCTCCTCCCATATGAATCTTCTTGAAGATACTGTTCCGACGTATGAAGAATGACTACGCAGGTTTTGTTCTATCGTAGAAAGCGTGCTATTCTCATTATTATATCCACTTCTATCGAAGATACTGAAGACTGCACTCAAGCGCAAGAACATAATGTTCGAGCCTGCTTCGAAGGTGAAGGTCTTTGAATCTCCACGTGAATCTTTACCTGTGACCTTCTTGGGTTGCTCGATAAGGAATTCACGTCCTTCTATGATTTGTCTCGTGTCAATCATATTGTTGACAGCTGTGAAGAACATCGCCAGCTTATCAGTACTACGAATAAGTGATAACTGGAATTGTACCTTCTCTTGAACTATCTTGAAGAACTCGTCGTAGGTAAACGGTAGACGAAGGTTAGAATATCGCTCTATCAGTTTGACAGTTCCCAAGAAGAGGGATGCAGTCTTCATCAATCGGTCCATTTCTCCAGAGTTGATGAGGTCTTGCTTTAGTTCGTTATACGCTTCTTGTTTAAGGCTTCTGAAATGGTCCATGAACATAGGACGAAGTTCCAGGATCTGAAGGAGCACGTTTGAAAGACCTATCTTATTTGGGTCTTCAATAGTCTTTAGTTCTTCAAAGAGGCGCACTTCTTCTGGTGTGCGGTTTCGAGGCTTTGGAACCTCGCAAACAATAACACGACTCATAAGAGCGTTGTCATCACGCTGTGGTGTCTCTTGACCACAGATGATGACAGGGGCAAACACCTTATCGTTTTCAATCTCTCGTCCAGAGGTTCCTTTTCTCTTTTGCTTACCGTCACCGTCATATACGATACCTTTCAGAGCTTGGAACTTGGTATTGCTGATGTCCTTGTTATTGTATTCGTCAAGTACAACGGGGACATCCTTGAATGTACCCATAATGGTAGACATTGCAGCATCGGTACCAGTGTTAAGATTGAAGATAGGTATATTAGGAGAAATGAATAGCGACCGAATTGATATCGCTATCTGTGTCTTACCAGATGACATCGGACCCATGAAAAATGGAGCGGTGAAAAGTCTATCGATGCAGTGGATGTTGCTTCTGAAGGCGCACATAATTGCGAAAACTAAAGCCCACTTACCATTGTCGTTAATCTTATATACCTGGTCCATTAACGAAGCCCACTTTTCGAAGCTGACCTTCTTCTCAGCTGGGACCTCCTTGTATACAAGCTGACTGATGAGCTCGTACTTATCTGATTGCTTACCACTACCTGCATAGATAGTTGAAAAGGCAGGAAGATAGTAATTGTTTTTATTGTGCGTAACCACACCCAGTTCATTAACGGGGTCGAATACCCACTGACCGTCGACATTGTGAAAGATACCATTGGCAAAAGCAAAGAACTGTTCATCTGTCTTTCGACTCATACCTTCGCTCTGCTGATTACCGTAGGTCTTTACCTCGGAACACATCACGAAGTGACGACTCATATATGTTTTAATCGCCTTCCATTGCCACTCCTCACCATTGAAGTTCACAGCTTCGTAGTTGATTAACACCTCCTCGATTGAAGACATCTTCAGCATAGCTTTAGAAGGTATTTCGATATATATAGGTGTCTCGTAATATCTACGATTGATGCGCAGCACACGCTTGTTCTGTTCGAAATCATCTGAAAAGATATGGAGCAATGGCGTCATAAAGAAGTCCGCAACTTGAGTCATGCCATTACCATTCTTGTTGCGAAACATGTAGCACACTGGCTCGCTCTTCTTGTTGAGACGTGGATAATATCCACTCTCCTTCCACATTCTTCTGTACTCTTCGTTCTCTTGTACATATTCTGGTGGCTCGTTTACATCAAACTCTTCATCGTCGAGGTTGTCTGCTTGCATACTAACCTTCATAGCAGACTTACGCTTGAGAGCGAATGGCTTTCTTATCTCGTCAAACTGCCCCTTAGTTAGCTTGAGCAAAGAGCAGTAATGATTTCTGTTTATGGTTATAACAGTATCGTCAGCGTAGGATGTTAGTTCGATACAACGTGAGACAAGAGGAACTCGGTCTCCATTGAAGTTTTCGAAGAACTTACCGTGCAACGCTATGTAATAGTCAAGGAACGAACCTGTACTATCACTGAAGGTCATGTCTATCCTAATACCTGCACGAAACATCTCTGCGAGAGTATGCAAGTAATTGTTTTCGTCGCCATCATCGGTAATATCACAACCAGTTTCTGAGGAAACAAAATAACAGTAGACACGTCGTAATTCTTGAATATCATTCGTTGACGGGCGACCAGACACATACACGATAGGTTCTTCTCCATATCCATCGAGAAAATCCTGCATAACAGAGGTAATAATCGCAGGACGGTCGCTTTCAACATTCTCCTTTAGCGCATCGATACCGAAGATACCAGCCTGTGTATTTGTATTAGCGACAGATTCTTTTAGTTGAGTACGAATGCTTCGCACTTTATTATCGATGAGTCCGATTTTACTTCGGAAATCTTCTGCAATTGATTTGATGTACTCCAAACGCAGAACAGAGTCTTGTACACACGCTACGAGAGAACAGATGGAATTTAAGCAGTCTGTGATAACTGTCTCATCCTTGCAGCCTCGTGGAAGAATCATACGCTTGAACGCTTTTGGGAAAGGTTCTGTGAGTTCCTTTAACTTCTTGCTTGTAAGGCTGCCGTGTGCTTTTGCGAACTCGTCTGGGTCCATACCTTTTTCAAGACGGATGCAGCGCACCTTTGCCCCAGCCTTTAAAAGCAACTCACAGTTCTTTAACGACGCCTTAACACCAGCAGGGTCAGCATCGTAAATCATGATTATGTCATCTGTGAAGCGAAGTAGTAATTTCACTTGATCTTCAGTGAATGCAGTGCCACTTCCACCTATAACATTCTCGACACCTACCTTATGCAGAGACATGACGTCAAACTGACCTTCGACAAGATAAGCGAACCCTGTCTTACCTATACTCTTGCGTGCCTGGTATAATCCGAATATGTGTTTACCTTTCGTAAACAGAGGCGTTTCGCCTGTGTTTACATATTTACCAGTCTTATCGTTTGGAGTCACGATTCGACCAGAGAATCCTATGATATGACCTTGCATGTCGTAGAAAGGAAACATTAAGCGGTCACGGAACCTGTCGTAAAAGCGACCTTCGCTATTCCCAAGCACATCTACTTCTTGCAGTAATTCTTGTGAATAGCCGGCTCTTGACAGCTCAGCAAGAGCAAGGTTACCCATAGGAGCATAACCAACACCGAAGTCGGTCAATGCTTTGTCAGAAAGACTATATCCACGTGATGCAAGGAAACTCTCTGCTTGTCCAAGGTTCTTCTGAAAGAACTTTGCAGCAGCATCTATTGCGATACGCTGTGCTTCCTTTTTCTTATAGGCAGCTTCTTCCTCTGGTGTGAGTTCCTTGGTAGGGAACTCGATGCCTGCTTGATTAGCACACCAACGCAGAGCCTCTATGAAGCTTAGGTTTAGGTGATGCTGTACAAATGATATTACATCTCCACTTGCTCCGCAGACGAAGCAGTGATAGGTCTGTCTTGATGGGCTGACGACCATAGATGGTGAATGGTCATCATGAAAAGGGCAGACACCCTTATAGTTCGCACCTGTCTTATGCAGGCGAGTAAAGGTTTCTATTACATTTACAATGTTTAGAGCTGACTTTACCTTTTCAATGAAATTCTTATCTATCATATTCCTTATTCTTCATTTTCCTCGAACAAATCTAATTGGCGTGAGTCAAGTGCTTCTTGCAAAGTTACGCCTAAGTATTCTGCTACCGCAGCATACTCTTTGCTACTGATATGTTTTCTACCATAGTATAAGTCCCAAAACCGACGTTGATTTATTCCTGTTTCCGTGTAAAAGGCTCTTGTTGGTGTGAAATCTTCGGGGTGGCGAAACTTTATCTTCAACATCTCCATAAGGATATTGCGCTTGACTTGCAAACCGACAGTAAGGCGATTGCGCAATGCAAAGAGGCGAACAGACATAGCACTTCTGTTCAGTGCTCTTCCCATTTGTTCAAATGACAGTTTGCCAAGATTATTTTTGACAAAGGTAGCATCTTCTTCTGTCCACCGTTTATTATCAGCTTTCATAATTTTACGACTTTTAGTTAGAATATTTCTTCGAAAGATTAATTTATTAATTTAATCTTATACCTATCATAAAAAAGCTCTACAGCCCAATTGGGTATGTGTGATTTGAATATCGCAGAATTATCACAATTATCACTTTTATGATCTTCTATGTAACTCTCAAGTTTAGCCACATATTTTTTTACTAACTCGCAAAAATCAGCATCGGGAATTTCTCCCCCTTGCAGTCTAAATCTTTCTTTTACATATTGTAAATCCGAAAGGAAAGACTTGTTATAAACAAAAGATTCGTTATTACCATGTACGTATACAACTGCAAGAATTCTCGCACATGTATCCATACTTATTGCTGGGATATTAGCCGACATGCACGTTTTATTCCATAAGTCTCTTAACGTTTCCATTTTTTTACCTTTAATTGTCCGTGTTTTCTATACAATGCGTTGTACTCGCTATCACACAAAATAGTATCATAAATTTGCTCGTACGTAAAGTTAGGCATCGCATTCGTTATTTGCGGAATCGTTAAATCCGCCTTAATAAGCGAAACAACCTTATCTCTATCTAATTCGACAATAGCATAATCTCCATCCTTATAAGTAGGAACTCTTTTATGTCCTCGTTCTTTATTTTCAGATTTTGCCCAATCTGACTTATATTTCCACACCTTAGAATATCCCCACCGTTGGATAAGCCGTGAGACGGTATTCCTATCACATCCAATAACAGCAGCTATCTGACGTGGACTCATCTGCCATTCAACCATCTGCTTTAGCTTGTCTTTCCACGCTCCAAACTTCTGCGCTTCCTCAGAATTACATCGCCCGATAGGACGACCAAGCAATACGCCCATCTTCATTCTAAGACGCAAGCCCTCCTTAGTCCTCTGTCTAATCATCTGTCTTTCTATCTCAGCAGACAAACCAAAAGCAAAGGCGAGGACCTTACTACTTATATCATCGCCAAGAACAAACTTATCTTTTACTGTATATATAACACATTCTTTCTCCATACAAAAATGAAGAATATCCATTACCATATATAAATCACGTCCAAGTCGAGAAATCTCAGAACAAACAATTTTATCGCCTTTTTGGACCAGCTTAAGAAGTGGTCCTAAATTTCTCTTATCAGGGTCTTTGCCACCACTAACACCCTCATCAGTAATAAATTTATCTATAACCCATCCGTTTTTCATACAAAATGACTCAACCCCTTGTTTCTGGGAATTTACATCTTGTTCATCAGAAGACACTCTTAAATATCCGTATATCATATTTATATATCTTAAATCAAACCATTTTTGGAAAGTTTTTTCCTTGCAAACATATAGCTATATACTCACTATCAAACCGCATAATCATTATGTTGTCAGTTGGATGAAGACGCCCAAGTTGACTCTGAACATATACTCGAAGTGCTTCGTGTAATAATCGAAGTTCTCGCTCTGAAAGGTCTTGTATGGAGAATTTTCCCCACTTATCTTTATCTATAAACATTTCTTTCTTAGATATTCTGTCAGCCCTTGCCTGATTTTCTTTCGTACTGATGGGCTTAATGTTAACTTTTGATTAGGGTCCTTGTGAGAAAACAGAAAAGACATTCTAAATCCCATTTTACGGATAGCCTTTTTTCTAACTTTTCTAATGCTGGGCATAGTTATTCAAATTTAAGGTCATACAATTTATTTCTTTCCAGCGAGCTACCAAAGACTCCAACGAGGTCACCATCTTCTTTATTTTCTCTCCATTCAAAATCAGTGGAGAAAGCCTCTCCTTTCTCATTCCAAATGACACCTTCATTCTCAAGGTGACCAGTTACTTGACGAACATTCGAATGGTTTAGCTTCATCTCGTCGATTACGATACCTAAGTTTAATGCGTCAATTGCTTTTTCAAATTCCTTTGTTTTCATAAGATTGTTTTATTTGTTTTACATTCTTTTTCCGTAGAATACTGAACATACTTTTCAAGTAAGTTACAGTAAATACCATTTATGCACATGCGATGAGAATCGCATTGTAGACATTCTCTATGCATCTGGGAAGAGCTCGTGTTCGGGTATGTTAAGATAGTCTGAGATTACCTTTCTCTTCTGTGGGGCTGGAGTAAAGTCGCCCCTTAACCATCTATAGACAGTACTTTCATTAACACGGCATAACTCCATTATCTTTGATATCTCTTCTTTGCGCTGATTAGGAAGAGAATATATGTACTCTTTGAATCTCATTTTTATTTTTTT